GACGCCGAGGCGGCCGCCTGGATCTGGAACGCGGCGACCGCGTCTTACGGCACGGCGGGGACATACGGCGCGCTGCTGGAATCCGGCAACGTCGGCGGCGGAAACATCGTGGTCGCTTCGGTCACGGGCGCCGTCGGGTCGGTCACGGGGCTGACCGCGGCCGCCATCGCCGACGCGGTCTGGGACGAGGCCTCGACGGGGCACACCGATGCGGGCAAGGCCGGGGCACAGCTCTGGACCGACATCGACGCCATCCTGGCCGACACGGGGACGGACGGGGTTGTGGTGGCCTCGATCGCCAATAACGCGATCACGGCCGCGGCCATCGCCAACGGGGCCATCGATGCCGCCACCTTCGCGGCGGACGTGGACGCCGAGGCGGCCGCCTGGATCTGGAACGCGGCCATGGCCTCCTTCGGTGGCGCCGGGACCTACGGGCAGGCCCTCGAGGACACCGTCGCCGACACCAACGAGATCCAGGCTGAGCTGGCCGACGGCGGCAGAACCGACCTTCTCATCGACGGGATCAAGACCAAAACCGACAGCCTGACCTTTACCGTGGCGGGCAACGTGGACGCCAATGTGCAGCGGATCAACGACGTCGCCGTGACCGGGGACGGCTCGGCGACACCCTGGGGGCCGGCATAAATGGGAGCCTGGGCATCAGGAGTATGGGCCGCGGGGGCGTGGGCCGCCGGGGCGTGGGTGCCGGATGAGCTGATCAAGGAGCTCAGCGATTCGATCACCCTGGCCGACGCGCGGACGATTTCCGCCGGCAAGCCGCTGGCCGACAGCCTCGAGCTGTCCGAGGAGCTGGCCCGCACGGCCGCCTTCGCCCGCACGATCGGCGACACGGTGAGCCTGGCCGACGCCCGGACGGCGGCGGCCGGCAAGCCGCTGGCCGACGGCATCGCGCTGGCCGACGGATTTTCCCGGGCCGCGGCATACGCCCGCACGATCGAGGATGCGGCCACGCTGGCCGATGCGCTTGCGCGGGCCGTCACGAAATCGCTGGCCGACAGTCTGACCCTGGCCGACGAGATCACCCAGATGATCAAGGCGATCGTCCTGGGCCTCTCGGATACGGTCACGCTCTCCGATGCCAGGGTCTCGGAATTCGGGACCGCGCGGGCCGATTCCCTTTCCCTGGCCGATACGGTGGCGAAGGCCTTCGCGCGCTCCCTGGACGACGAGATCACCCTGGCCGACGAGATCGCGGAGATGCTCAAGGCCACCCTGCTGAACATCGCGGACTCGATCGCGCTCTCCGACGCCAGGATCTCCGGGATCGGCGTCTCGAGGACCGACGCCGTGGCCCTGGCCGACGCGGCGATCAAGGACATCTCGCGGCTCGTGGCCGACGGGATGACGCTGGCGGACGCTTGCTCGGCGGTGATCCCCGGCGTCATCGAGGCGCACGAGATCATCTACGCGAAAGCGCGGATAAGGACGATATTCACATGACCGAGTTTTTCACCGCGAAGCAGCCCTCGGAGGCGTACTACCTCGGATTCGACTTCACGGCGGACCTGGGGGCCACGGAGACCGTCGCCTCGGCGACGATCACCGCCGTCGAGCGGTACACCCTGCAGGACGTGACGGCGACGCTCATGGACGTCTCCCTGCAGAGCGACGGCGACCGGGTGGTCTACGCCTGGGTCCGGGGCGGGACCTCCGGACGCGAGTACCTGCTGACCTGCCGGATCGTGGGCAGCCTGGGCTCGGAGTACGAGCTCGACGGGATCCTGTCCGTCGAGGAGATCCCGGTCGTGGAGCCGGCCACCACCTTCAGGGACCGCCTGCGGCTGGACCTGGGCGACGTCTTCTACAAGGAGGACGAGTACGCCGTGACGGCCACCTACACGGCGGCCTCGGGAGTTGAAAAGAACATCAACGTGATCGCGACCTACGGCGAGGGAGACCAATACAAGGGGTCCGACTCCTACGGGGTGCGCTGCACGATGCGCCTGAAGGCCTCCGATGTGGCGCAGCCGGCGCGCTCCGACGAGGTGACGATCGGCACGCAGCGCTGGATCGTGATCGGCGCGGAACTGGGCGAGGACGGCCTGGAGTGGATCGTCCAGGCCAACAAGGTGAGCAGCTGATGCCCGAGATCTGGATCGGAAAGCACCACGGCGAGATCGGCCTCGAGGACTACCAGAACCTCCTGGCCCTCTTCCCGAACTACGCCGACCGGGCGATCGCCTCGGCGCTGCGCTCCGAGGGCTACCGGCTGCAGCAGGTGATCAAGCGCTCGATCCAGCTGGGCGGCCCCGAGGGGGCCCGCTGGCCGAAGCTCCACCCGCACACGCTCATGATCCAGCGCTTCGTGCGGCTTTACAGGGGCCGTCAGCGCAGGATCCTGGCGGGCAAGAAAGTCCGCGGCTGGAAGGACACGGAGCGACACATGGAGACGCAGGCCAACAAGCACCCCCTGCAGAAGCTCGCCGGGGCGACGCGCTACTTCTACAACGCGGGCGAGAAGATGGTCACCGTGGGCTTCCTGGCAAGCAAGGCCCGCTGGCTCGCCAAGCGCCACGCCCAGGGCTTCGAGATCGATGTCAGCTCCGAGCGGGCCCGGCGCTTTCACTTCGCCGCCCGGATGCCGCTGGCGAAGGGAACGGCGAAGCTCAAGGTCCCGCCGCGCCCCGTGGTGAGCGTGATCTTCGAGCGGGAGGGCAGGCAGATCCGCCAGAACGTCTACGGGAAGGTCTTCGCGAACGTCGGCCGCTACCTGGCCGCCGACACGGCGGCGATCGCCGGAAAGGTCAGTGAACGATGAGCGAGTCGGGGATCCGCGCGCAGATCAAGAGCACCCTCGAGGCCGTCCCGGGCATCGGGGCCGTCCACGACTACGAGCGCTACCCGCGCAGCCTGGGGGATTTCTTCCTGGCCATGACCTCGGGAAGCCCCTCCCGGGTCAACGGCTGGGTGATCCACCGCGCCTCGGCCTCGGCCGAGCGGGTGACGCTGGGCCGGGGCGGCCAGATCGAGCGGGCCCACGGCTTCCGGATCACGGGCTTCTACCAGCTCGACGACGCGGACGGCTCCGAGAAGGACTTCCAGGCCCTGCTCGAGGCGGTCTTCGCGGCCTTCACGGGCGACTGGTACGCAACGGCGGCCTGGCGGGCCGACCTGCTGCAGGTCGAGAGCGTGACGGTCACCTCCGTCGACGAGATGGGGGCGGACCTCTACCATATCGCGGAATGCAGTCTTATGGTCTACGAACGAACCAGCGCATAGAGGAGGTGCAAGGAAATGGCACAGGCAAAGGGAACCAAGGCACAGCTCGGGTACATGGTCGAGACGACCTTCGGCGTCATGCCGACCAGCCCGGCGTTGAAGCTGCTCTACTTCCTCTCGGAGAGCGTCAGCGAGAAGATGAACCTCATCACCTCGCAGGTCATCCGGGACAACCGCAACCCGACCCTGCCGGTCCGCGGCAACCGCGACGTCTCCGGCGGCTTCCGCACGGAGCTCTCCCCGCAGCTCGGGACCCTGCTGTACTTCGCCCTGGGGTCGAAGGCCACCTCGTCCGTCTCCCCCTACTACGAGCACGTCCTCAAGGTGGGCGACCTGCCCTCCTTCATGCTCGAGAAGGGCTTCACGGACCTGCCGCGCTACCTGCTCTACCTGGGCTGCAAGATGAACCGCCTCACGATCTCCTGCAAGCCCGAGGGCTTCCAGGACGTCAACTTCGAGCTGCTGGGCGCCTACGAGGCGCAGGCCCTCTACTACGACGCCCAGTCGGGCAACTTCACGGCGGGCCTCACCGTGACGGGGGCCGGCGGCTCGACGGGCCTCATCAAGTGCGACAACGACCTCTCCGGCGAGGGGTTCCTCACCCTCATCAACCCCACGGGCGACTTCGTCAACGACGAGGCCTTGACGGACACCTCGACGGGCGCCGCGACGGCCAACCAGACCCTGGGCTACTCGCCCGTCGACTCGGGCTACACGGACCCGGGGCACACCCCCTTCGACGGCTTCCAGGTGGCGGTCATCCAGGAGGGCGGCTCCGACATCGCCTACCTGACGGCGGTGGACCTCTCCATCGAGAACAACCTCGACGGGGGCAACTTCGTCCTGGGCGGCGGCGGGATCCGGCGCTCGATCCCCGAGGGCAAGGTCCGCGTCAGCGGCCAGATCACGGCCCTCTTCGAGTCCATGGCCCTCTACACCAAGGCCCTGCAGAAGACGGAGACCTCGCTGAAGCTCACCTACCGCAACGGCACGGGCGCCGGCACGGCGGGCAACGAGGAGATGGAGATCTACGTCCCCGAGCTCGTCATCTCGAAGGACACGCCCATCGTCGAGGGCCCCCAGGGGATCCTCTACCGCGGGCCCTTCGAGGCCTACTACAACGACGGGGCGGACTCCTCGGCGTTGAAGATCACGATCAAGAACGCGGAGAGCACGCTGTGATGAAGGAATACGACATCACCGGCCGGGCCTTCGTCCAGCGGCCCCACGTCCTCGGGCAGATCCAGCAGCTGCTGCGGGTCCTGGACGGGATCGCCCTGCCGGAGCAGCTCACCCTTGCCTCTCTCCTCGATGCCCTGGGGGGGCGCCTGTACTCGGCGATCGCCATCGCGATCACCGAGAAGGGCTGCTCTCCCAGGGACAAGGACCTCGAGGGGCTCGCGGCCGAGCTGGAGTGGTCGGTCCCCCTCGAGACGGCGATGGAGATCGTCGACGATTTTTTCGTGCTGAATCCGGCCTCCTCGCTCCTCGGGAGGGCCGGGTCCCTGATCGGGGGGCTCAACCGGATGATGAGGACCCTGGCGGATGGATCGACAAGGCGGTCGTCCTCCTCGCCGGGGGCGACATCACCCGGCGCGACGCCGTCCTCTGGGGATACACCCTGAAGGAGTGCGAGCCCTGGCTCAAGCACCGCGCCCGCGAGACGGCGCTGCGCGAGGGGCTGCTCGGGATCATGGAGGCCCTGGCGGAATCGGGGAAGGCCGACGAGCCGGAGGCGGAATACTGCCGGGTATGCCGGCAGGTCTACAAGGGGCAGAAGGACTGCGGGGCCTGCACCCGCGCAATCGAGGTGAGAGAACATGGCCGACACGGCACAGGTGCTGATCCAGATCCGCGGCGACGTCGGTGACATCAACGCCAAGCTCGCCGACCTGCGGGGCAACATCGGGAAGGTGGCCGCCGAGACGGGCCTGCTGGGCAAGGGGTTCGGGCAGGCCCTCGGCAGCCTCAAGACCATGATCGGCACGCTTGCCGCGGGCTTCTCCGTCAAGCTCTTCGCGGACATGATCCGCGAGACGGCCGAGCAGATCGACTCGCTCGAGGAGATGGCCCAGAAGGCGGGGATCGCCGCCGGCGAGATGCAGGGCCTCGGGGCCGTGGCGCGGCTCTCGGGCGCGAGCGTGGAGGCCCTGTCCAAGGGCTTCAAGGGGCTCTCGACGACGATCGTCGAGGCGCAGCAGGGCTCCACGGAGGCCGCCCAGGCCCTCGCGACCCTCGGCGTGCAGGCGAAGGACGCCGAGAGCTCGCACAGCCAGCTCATGGAGCGCTTCCTCCAGGCCGCCGACACGGTCTCGCGGATGGAGGACGGCTACGTCAAGACGGCCTTCGCGACGAAGCTCTTCGGCCGCGCCGGCATGGAGCTCATCCCCGTCTTGAACCAGGGGCGCGCCGCCATCGAGCAGATGATCCAGAAGGCGCGCGACTGGGGCATCGTCCTCGAGGAGGACGCGATCGCCAGGATCGCGGCCTTCAACGACCACCTCGACGAGTTCTCCCTGCGGATGCAGGGGGCGAAGAACCTCATCATGGCCGGCATGGTCGACGGCCTGAACCAGCTGGCCGACGCCTACGACCGGGTGATCGCCCAGGGCTCCTTCTGGGAGGATCTCGGCGAGACCCTGGGCGCCCTGTCCCGGGAGACGGCCGAGTTCCTTATCGGCATGAAGGCCCTCTTCGAGCTGCTGGCCACCGGGTTCAGCGGGCTCTGGCAGGTCATCAAGGGCGACAAGACCCTGGCGGAGCTCCGGGCCGAGCTCGACGCGATCGACCGCAAGTGGCTCGAGGTGCGCCGCGAGGTCTTCGAGCGGCCGCCCCCGAAGGACCCCGAGGCGCGGCGGCCCGGCACGACGCCCCCGAAGGCCTCGGACATCGACAAGATCCAGAACGTGATCGAGAAGCTCCGCATCGAGGAGGCCCAGCTGGGCAAGACCGCCCGGGAGCAGGCCGTCTACAACGCCCTCAAGGAGGCGGGCTTCAAGCTCGACGCGCAGACCGGCGAGTTCAGGGGCGACAGGGAGAAGATCCGGGTGATCACGGAGCTCACCGAGCGGATCTTCGGCCAGAAGCAGGCCCTCGAGCAGCTCGCCCAGGTCAACAAGCGGGCCGAGGGCGTCATGCAGTCAAGCCGCACCGAGGCCGCCGCCTGGGCCGACCAGCTCGAGGACCTCGACGACCTCGCGAAATCCGGCAAGATCACCTGGGAGGCCTGGTCGATCGCCGTCTCGAAGATCAGCGCCGAGATCGCGAAGACGGACTTCGGGGCCCGCCTGGCCGAGCTGCAGCGGGCCCGCGCGGCAATCGCCGCCCTGGAGGCCGCCGGGGAGACGCCGGAGAAGGAGATCGCGGGGAAGAAGCGGGAGGCCCTCGTGGCCGAACTGGCCCTGCGGCAGCGCCTGCTCGACATGATGCCGCGCCTCACCGCCGAGCAGCAGGCAGCCTGGAACTCCGAGGCCGAGGCGCTGGGGAAGGTGCGCGAGCAGCTCCTCGAGCAGGAGATCGTCATCCGCCGCTACGGCGACGCCTGGTCCGGCGTGCGCCAGGGCGTGAAGGCCTACTTCGACGACGCGGCGGCCATGGCGGACCAGGTGAAGAAAACCGTCCAGGACGCCTTCCAGGGGATGGAGGACGCCCTCGTGGAGTTCGTCCGGCACGGAAAGCTCAGCTTCACCGACCTGGTCGACTCGATCCTCGCGGACCTCGCCCGCATCGCGATCCGGCAAAGCATCATGGCGCCCCTGTCGGCGGGGCTGGGCGGGTTCCTGGGCGGACTGCTGCCGAGCTTCAACTACCACGCGGGCGGCATCGTCGGCGCCGAGGGCGGCCGGCGCTTCGTCGTCGGCGTCAACCCGGCGGCCCTGCCCCGCTACCACTCGGGCGTCGGCCCCGGCGAGCAGGTGGCCGTTTTGCAGAAGGGCGAGGCCGTCTTCACGCCCGGGCAGCTCAAGGCCCTGGGGGCTGCCGTCGGGGGCTCCGGCGTCACGGTGAACATCATCGACCGCACGGGGGCCGACATCTCGACGCAGAGCCGCGAGACGCAGCAGGGCCAGGAGATCGACGTGATCATCGACCAGGCCGTGGCGAAGAAACTGGGGCAGTTCGGGAGCAGCTCGAACCGCGTGCTCAAGCAGACCTACGGGGCCCGCGAGCGCCTCGTGAGCCGCTGACAAGGGGGAAGGCATGGCAGACTGGCCCTCGACGATCCCGCAGCAACTTTCCGTGGACGGCGCCGGCGAGGCCGCCCCCGATACGGCCATCCGCTCGGCCATGGACGTCGGGCCCGCGAAGGTGCGGCGCCGGGCGAGCTGCGCGGTGCGCCGCGTCACGGGGAAGATCGTGATGACCCAGGACGAGCTCGGCGACTTCCGTGAATTCTACGACGAGGACCTCCTGGGCGGGGCCCTGCGGTTCAACTGGGTCGACCCCTGGGACGGCACGACGGCCGTGGAGATGCGGTTCACGGCGCCCTACACCCTTAGCGCCTTCGGCCAGGACGGCTACGAGGTGAGCATGGAGCTGGAGATCCTGCCATGACGGTGAGCGCGGATTTCAGGCAGGCGGCCTACGCGGCCGAGACGGGGCGGGTGATCATCGCCCTGCTGACCCTGACGCACGACGACCTGGAGGCCCCGATCCGGATCAGCTCGGACCCGACCGCGCGGATCGAGTCGCTCACGACGGCCTCCGAGGTGGTCTACGGGACGGTGAGCCGCGGCGAGACCTTCGTCTTTCTGCCGATGCAGATCAAGCTGCCCTCGGACACCGACGAGGGCCCCGGCGAGATGACGGTCTCCTTCGACAACATCCACCGGGCCTACACGCAGGCGATCCGCGAGATCTTCACGCCCGTCTCGGTCAACGTGGAGATCGTCCTGGACAGCGATCCGGACACGGTGGAGGCGCAGTGGCCCGAGTTTCTGCTGACCAACATCCGCTACGACGCGGCCACGATCAGCGGCACCCTGAAGCTCGAGACCCTCGAGCGCGAACCCTTCCCGGCGGGCAGCTTCACTCCGTCGCAGTTCCCGGGGCTGTTCTGATGTGGAGCGACGACTACACGGGGATCCCCTTCCGGGCCGACGGCCGCACCCGCGACGGCCTGGACTGCTGGGGCCTGGTGGTGATGGTCTACCGGGAGCGCCTGGGCATCGTCCTGCCGGAGTACCCCGGGGCCTACCCGGACGACTCGCCGGAGGCCCTCGCAAACGCGGCCGGCGTGGCCCGGGCCGAGCGCGAGCGCTGGACGCGGGTGGAGACCCCGCGGATCTACGACGTGGCCCTGCTGCGGCTCCAGGGGCTGCCGTGCCACGTCGGGGTGGTGGTCTCGCGGGGCCAAATGCTGCACGTCATGGCCGGGATCGAGTCCGTCGTCGAGGACTACGCCGGCACGCACTGGAGAAACCGCATCGAGGGGTTCTACCGCCATGCAGGATGAGCGCAGCGTCATCGTCTCGCCCGCCCCGTTCCGGGCCCCGCGGATCCTGAAGGTCCCGCACGGCCAGACCGTCCGCGAGATCGTCTGCCGGATGTACGATTCCGTCCCGCCGGCCTTCCGGGACTTCCGTCTCATCGTGGAGGTCGACGGGGTGCCGGTGCCCCGCGAGCGCTGGGACCTCGTCCCGGAGGTGAACCAGCACGTCCTGGTGAGCGTCCCCGTCCACGGCGGGGGCGGCAAGGACCCCCTGCGCACCCTGCTGACGATCGCCGTGGTGGTGGCGGCCGTCGCGACGGGGCAGCTCTACGGGGCCACGATCGCCGGCAGCCTGGGCGTCACCTCGGCGGCGGGCGTCTCCACGGTGACGGCGCTGACCTCGGCGGCCGTCATGACGGCGGGCGCCATGCTGGTCAACGCCCTCGCCCCGATCCGCGCCCCCGAGCTCTCCGGCGGGGCGCAGAGCTACGCCGACAGCCCCACCTACAGCCTCTCGGGGGCCCGCAACGCGGCGCAGCCCTTCGGCTCCGTCCCCGTCATCCTGGGCCGGCACCGCTTCTACCCGCCCCTGGGGAGCCGGCCCTACACGGAGATCCTGGGCAACGACGAATATCTCCGGATGCTCTTCATCTGGGGATACGGGCCGCTGAGCGTGACGGACATCAAGATCGGCGACACCCCCATCGAGCAGTACGCCGACGTGGTCATCGAGACGCTGCCGGGATCCGACGACGACCCGGACCCCACCCTGGTGAGCTCCTTCGTCCACCAGGAGGGGATCGGCGTGCTGCTGACCCAGGCCGGCGGCCAGGTGGTCCGCACCGCCCCCGAGGGCGTCGACGAGATCTCCGTCGACCTCGTCTTCCCCTACGGCCTGGCCTATATCTCCGATTCGGGGGCCCGGACCAACCACACCGTCAATGTCAAGCTCGAATACCGGGAGGTGGGCTCGGGCACCTGGATCGACCTCTCGACGTCCATCCCCATCGCCGGCGGCGCCTTCGCGGTCAGCTGGTTCGGCAACTGGACCTTCAGCGTCTACGTCCACACCAGCGGCTACGTCTCCGTCGAGCGGGGCACGGCGGAGATCGACAACAGCTACCGGATCGCCCAGTTCTACACCCTGTACGACATCTACGGCCTGCAGACCTTCAGCCACGCCGAGGTGACGGGCTGCACGGGGACGGTGACGGGCGAGGCGGAGATCACCGTCGCCGCGGGCTCCGTGCTGAAGACCTCCTTCAACGTCACCGACGCAACCAGCTCGGCCCTGCGCGTCGGGCGCCACTGGGTGGTGGACCGCACGAAGCGCTACGAGGTGGCCCTCACGCGGATCACCGCCGACACGGACGAGGCGCGCATCCTCGACGACGTCCACTGGGCGACGATGCGGGGCTTCCGCAACGACGCCCCCGTGCAGTTCCTGCACCCCCTGGCCATGACGGCCGTCCGGATCCGCGCCACCGAGCAGCTCCAGGGCGTGATCGACTCGCTCAACGCCGTCGTCACCTCCGTCTGCCCGGTCTGGTCCGGCACCGCCTGGGGCGCCGCGGCCGAGACCCAGAACCCCGCCGCCCTGTTCCGCCACGTCCTGATGCACAACGCCAACGCCCGGCCCCGCACGGCGGCCCAGATCGACGACGCCGCCCTGGGCGAGTGGTACGAGTTCTGCGAGGACGAGGGCTTCAAGTTCAACATGGTCCGGGACTTCAAGAGCTCCGTCTGGGACGTCCTGGCCGACATCGCCGCGGCGGGCCGCGCGGCCCCGACGCTCACCGACGGCAAGTGGGGCGTCGTCATGGACACCGACGAGCGGCCCGTGGTGCAGCACATCACGCCCCGCAACTCCTGGGGCTTCTCCTCGGAGAAGGTGCTCTACGACCGGCCCCACGGGTTCCGGGCGCGCTTCATCAACGAGGACAACAACTACCAGCAGGACGAGCGCACTGTCTACGACGACGGCTACAGCGTGGCCAACGCCACGCGCTTCGAGGGGATCGAGTTCCCCGGGGTGACGGACCCGGATCTGGTCTGGCGCTTCGGCCGCTTCCACATCGCCCAGGCCCGGCTGCGCCCCGAGCTCTACAGTCTCTACCAGGACTTCGAGCACCTCGTCGTGCGGCGCGGCTCGAAGGTGCGCGTCTCCCACGACGTGCCCCTCTGGGGATCCGGCTGGGGCCGGGTGAAGGAACTGATCACCACGGGCAGCCCCGCCGACACGATCACGGGCGTCGTCCTGGACGAGAAGGTCGTCATGGAGGCGGGGCATCTCTACGCCTGCCGCTTCCGCCTGGCCGACGAGGACAACACCAGCCTGGTGCTCTCCGTCGACACGGAGGCGGGCGAGACGGACACGCTCACCCTGTCGGCCTCGGTGCCCCTGGCCGACGGCCCGGCCGTGGGCGACCTGGCCATGTTCGGCGAGGCGGCCCGCGAGACGGCGGAGCTGCTCGTGAAGTCCATCGAGCGCGCCGGCGACTACACGGCCCGGCTGCTGCTCGTGGACGCCGGCGCCGGGATCTACGGGGCCGACACGGGCGAGATCCCCGACTTCGATTCGATGATCACCGTGCCGTCCGACATCGCGCGGATCGCCCCGGCCGCGCCGTCCATCTCCGGCGTGCAGTCCGGCGCCGCGGCCCTCGAGTATATCGGCGGCGGCGTCCGGGCCCGGATGCTGGTCACCGTCTCGCCGGGCGTCAGCGCCGTCCGTGTGAACCGCTACCGGCTGCGCTGGCGCGTTTCGGGCACGGCCCTGTGGAGCGTCGCCGAGACGCCCGTCTCGATCCCGACCGTGGCCGTTTCCGACGTCACGGAGGGCGCGGCCTACGAGCTGCAGGCCCAGGCCGTGAGCATCTACGACATCGACTCCGTCTGGTCCGAGCCCGTGAGCCACGTCGTCGTCGGGCAGTCCGAGCCCCCGGCGGACGTGACGGGCTTCTCCTGCAACATCGTGGGCACGACGGCCTTCCTGTCCTGGAGCCCCGTGGCCGACATCGACCTGTCGCATTACCGGATCCGCTGGAGCGCCAACGCCGGCACCTCCTCCCCGGGGCCCACCTGGACCGAGGCGGTCGACCTGGTCGAGCGCGTCGGCCGGCCGGCGACGTCGGTCTCCGCCCCCGCCATGGCCGGCACCTACATGATCAAGGCCGTCGACTACGCGGGCAACGAGAGTGAGAGCGCGGCCCTGGCCATCACGAGCCTCGCGCAGATCTACGGGCTCAACTTCGTCGAGTCCATCGTCGAGCCCGCAAGCCCGCCCTGGGTCGGCACGCCCGACGGCGCGGACTACAATGAGGCGCTGGGCGGGATCGCCCTGCTGCCCGATCCCGATGCCGGCGGCGGGGGGGACCCCGTCGAGGAGGACTACGCCGTCGCCACGGGCTACAACGGCTACTGGATCCAGGGGGCTTCTTTCATCGGCTCGGCCACGGACAACCTCTACTTCGGCAATTTCGGCAGCGGCCAGCGGGCGCACACCTACCTCGTCTTCCAGAACGTGGACATCCCGCAGGGGGCAACGATCACCAGCGCCAAGGTCGAGCTGTACTGTTCCTGGGCGCAGTCCGGGACCACCTGCAACGCCAACGTCCATTTCAACGACGCCGACGACGCCGCGGCCCCGACGAACCTCTCCGAGGCCGACGGCCTGGCGCTGACGGACGCTGTGGCCTGGGACGGGATCGGCGCCTGGAGCGAGGGGACCACCTACGAGACGCCGGACCTCGCCGAGATCCTGCAGGCCGTCGTCGACCGCGCGGGGTGGGCCGAGGGCAACAACGTGATGGCCGTGATCAAGGACAACCTCTCGAGCAGTGGGGCCTATCGCGCCGCCGGCATCGCCAACCCGATCACGCCCATCGAGGCGCACCTGGTCGTAGAGTACGAGCCGCCCTCCGTCGTGCTGCCCGAGACGGGCTACTACGAGCTCACCGAGGTGATCGACCTCGGGTCCCCCGTGCAGTCGCGGATCTCGGCGAGCCTGACCGTGACGGGCGAGGACCTGCTCGACGACCTCTACGAGCTGCCCGATCTCTACACGGCCGGCAACCTCTACGGCGCCCAGGAAGGCGGCTACTCGGCATCCCTCGAGATCCGCAGCACCAACGACGACCCCGACGGCTCGCCGCCGGCCGACTGGACGGACTGGCAGACGCTCGTGATCGGCTACTATGGGGCCCGGGCCTACCAGTTCCGCCTGCGCCTCGACGGCACGCCGCCGGGCGTGACGCCGATCGTCACGGCCCTGACCGTGCAGGTCGACATGGAGGACCGCGTCGCGGGCTTCTCGGCCAACGTGCCCGTCGAGGGGGCCACAATCACCTTCAGCCCGGCTTTCTACGTCACGCCGCAGATCGGGGTCACCGTTCTGGATGGCCAGGAAGGCGACGCCTACACGGTCACGGACCTCGACGAGACGGGGTTCGGCATCGCGTTCACCAACGGCGGCAGCCCCGTGGAGCGCAACATCTCCGGGATCGCCAAGGGATACGGATTCGTGGAATCATAAGGAGAGATCATCATGAGCCAGGTCACAGCCTACACCATTCCGGCAAGCCCGCTCACCATGTCGGCCCTCGCGACGACCCTGGAGGCCGCCTTCGCGGCCCTGGGGAGCTGCAACCGGGGCTCCACGGCCCCGTCGAACCCCTTCGAGGGGATGCTGTGGTGGGACAGCTCGGCCAACCCCGAAGTCCTCAAGCGATACACTGTCACGGGCGGCTGGGCGACGCTCCTGTCGGTCAACATCACCACGGGGGCCCTGTCGATCAGCCCCGCCGGCGTCGACGACTCCTCGGCCAACGCCGCGGCCATGCAGGCCACGGCGGACCCCTTCCCGGCGGGCTCCGAGTCCCTGGCCACATCCCTGACGGGCGAGCTGCAGCGGGTGCGCTACCTCATCCAGCAGATCACGGGGATGGCCCAGTGGTATCACGACCCCGTCGGCGAGATCTTTGTCCCGGCGGGCGAAATGATCGCCCACCTGACCGGCGGCCCCGCGGCCGGGACGTCGGAGACGGCGGTCAACAAGCTGATGCAGGATTACTTCGCCTTCGACGCGACGTCGAAGGAGTC